ATAAACTCTTCGACTTCGGGGTGACTGATATCCATGTACGCAGCATAGCTTCCCCTTCGGGTAACACCCTGATTGAACGCCAACATCTGAGAATCTACTACATGCATGAAAGGGATAGAACCAGTAGATTTACTACCGTTAGAAGTGCTAGTCCCATTAGACCGCACATCACCCCAAAATCCGCCGATACCTCCACCCGCGCTTGCCAGCCATATGTTTTCATCGTAATGGTCAGAAAGACCAAACCTTGAATCAGGAACATAATTAAGAAAGCAACTAATGGGAAGACCGCGAGAGGTTCCCCCGTTACTAAGTATAGGGGTGCTAAACATAAACCAGCAAGAACTTGCGTAATTATAAAGTCTTTGTGCAAGAGCGAAGTCAGTAGCTCCTTTGTACGTTGCCCCAAATACTGAAGCCCTAGCAAAAGCTTGTTGAGCATAATTTTCATTCTCCCAAAAATATCTATCTTTTAATGTATCTAAAGAAAATTGATTCAGTTCTTTTTCTTTATTCAAATCTATTTGTATTCCGAGGTATTCTTGTGTAGCTAAAGTCATTTTCGTTTTCCCTTTTTTCTTTTTTGTACCGCTTAGATTTTTGTTTGTTCTTAGCGTTTCTACTTCGATTAAACCTAGCGGTTCTTTCTGCTTTCCTGTCCACTCCCGTTCTCCTTTTCTCCCGTGTAGACTTCGTATAATTTATTTTCATACCAAGCAGCCTTCGCAAGGTCGCTGGTTGGGTTATTTTTATAGCGAAATCTCCATCGGTATTTTAGCGAGTTGCCCCGTAGATATCCTAGAAATTCTTCATGAGTAAGCATCGCTTCGATAGCATCAATACACTCAACTTTACCAGTGTTATAGTGACTAGGACTATTTACTTCATCATGAAGACTATTTACGTCATCGCGAAGAAATTTGCGAATAGGTGCCTCATCTTCGTACCCTGTTGGTCCCTTGTACACATCGTCAAGTTTAATATACGTATTTTTTGAATTGTTATTTGGCATATTTTTCTTCCTCTTTTTCAAGGTCCTGTTGTCGTTCTTTAAACTGATTAGAATCCCGTGCTTCTTTATCCACCCACTCATCGGGTAAAGTAGCTTCGGTAAACCATCTAAAATTATTTGTGGTCGCCCATTCTCCATGTGTTCTTTTCGTTCCATCTTTTCGCATCTTGGAGTTGGGCATGGGGGCGGAAGGATTGGCAAATAGAAATACTAGCTCTGTATCTTCCGGAAGATTTTCTCTGACCCACTTATACTTTGAGTATTCGGCGTGGTCCCAAAATCTACCCTTGGATTCTAACAAAATTTTCTTACCTTGTAAAGTCCTAACGAAGTCTGGTTCGTAAGAATGCTGTACAACGTATGGAACTTTATCGGCGTGGTGGTCCCAATCTTTGAGTATTGTATCATGTAAAAGGTATTCCCATATACTGTCGTAGCCCTCCACCCTTGTTTGTTTTGGTCGCTTTACTCTAGGCTTTCTTTTCAATGTAGCTCTCTTCCTTTTTCTTCCATTGCTTTTTCGATAGCCGCCTGCAAAAACAATAGCTCTTCTAAATTAAGCTGTTCCTGTCGTAGCTGTATCGTGGCCGCGTAAGCGATTATAATATGCTCGATTGGGTGTTCTTCTTGAGGGTCCATTGTAAGTCCTCCAGTTTTATTAGTTCAAGGGGTATTCCCTTCCTGATTAATTTTTTAATATTCTGAGTCGCCCATCTAAAAGTATAGAAGGACAGGTAATATGTTTTTTGTGCTTGCATATACCGGTCCCTTGGTAAAAAACTTTTAAAATTTTCTTTTGTTATTCGGTCGGCCTCATCTTCCTCAACAATACTTTTTAGCCATTCGATTAAAATATTGCTTGCTTTCTCGTTTATTTTCTTTTTTGTTTTCTTTCTCATGGGGTAATCTCTTCTACCTTCGGAACTGATTTCACCTCAGTTAAGTATTCAATTCCTTTAGCGTACTTAAACATGCGAAGACCCTCGCCATCGTTGGAATCCTCGTGGCATTCAATCTTAAATTGACAATACACACAGCCTTTCGGTAGCTTCATGTTGCCTTTTGTCCCCGCTGGAACGGGACTGTAACACTTTTCTGGTGGCTTACCGACATTAAAAATTAATTTTATTATCGAACCGATGAGCGACTCCACGTTTGGCTTGTCCAGTTCCTCCGGTTGATACAGCGTAAGTTCACCGGATTCTTTATTTATAACCAGAAACCCTCCGTTGTCCGTGCCTTCAGCTTTCTCGTATCCTGCCAACTGACTCAGATAACCAAAGGGGTCGTCTTCGCGTAACGTACCGTTCTTAAATTTTTTAAACGCAAAGCCAGAGGCGGTCTTGATATCGATTACTTCTCCATCAATTTTGCAATCCATGTGTCCCTTGACACCGCTAACGACAACTTCCTTTTGTTGGTCCGTAACGGTATGCCCGGAAAGCTTTACTAAAAAAATTAAAAGTTCTTCGAGAATGTGGCCGTATAAAAATTTAATGAGAGTGGGAGAGTCCACCTGTGATTTAGAATCAGAGTGTTTATTGGTGTAGTATAGTTGTCGGCTAGGCCTGCCTATATTAGACATGCGAAGTTTAAATCCATCTCTGTTCTGTGGCGTAGCCCAAGCCACTACAGCGTTTTTTATTCCCTCAGTTAAAGAATCTAAAAGTTCTTGAGGAATCTCTTCTTCGCCAGCATCTAGTTTTGATACCGATGAATATATATCTTCAATCAGCGTCGATAGGTTTTTCATTTTTGTTCTCCTGCTTCTCGTTATCAAGCGTTTCTTTAAAAGCTTTAATTACATCACTTGAAAATAATTTTTGCAGGTTAACTAAAAACATGCGGCTTGCGTTGTTGTCTCCACCTGCTACGGTTTTAAATGTATCCAAATCATTCACAATTTTCTTTAACATATTAGTATCAAATACCAGAGTGCAAAACTCTACGTCGCCGACACAAAGATTGTGAAACCAGTAGTCTGACTCTGTGGCTTTGATGCCCGAAGGTTTGCCGTAACTTTCGTACTCGACACAGATGTTGCCGGTCTTCATCCACATGCCCCTTTCAGATTTTACCTCAATCTTTTTATTCTCAAGCATATCTCGAACCTTATCTTCGCGTATCTCTCCATACTGTAAATCTAGGTCGAATTTTTTTCGGTTAGCTTTAGTGGGTTTCACTCCAGTTTTCTCCTACTTTGTACTCCGCATCCAGCGGACAGTTAAGTTTATAGTAATCCCCAGCTTGGCGTATGGCGTTTACTGCCATATCCCCCAGCCTATCAACATCTTCATGCCATGTTTCTAACTGCCACTCATCGTGGACATTGGCTACAACATGGGCGTCAACGTCGCTATCTTGAAGCGCGTCATTTAATATAATTAAACCTCGCTTCATTACGATAGCTCCCGCTCCCTGTAGCAAAGAATTCAGAGCGGCATGAGAGCTGCGAATAAAAATCTTTCTTCCATCTAATCCCTTGATGAATTCGTTTTGTTCAGCTTCTCGCGTAATTCGATTTCTAAGAGATTTAAGTGTTGGAAAATTATTAAGAAAAGATTGCTTAACTCGTTTGCCTTCTCTTTTGCCTCCTCCAAGGATGCTTCCAATTTTAGCATCTCCTGCTCCGTATAGGAAGGCATAGATGAAAGTCTTAGCCTGATTTCTTGATTGAAGTCCCGCCCTGCGCTGATTAGCTGTGTGAATGTCTCCGTTGAGAATGTCATCGATAAACTCCTTATCATTCAAATAGTGAGCAAGCATTCTTAGTTCCAATCCGCTTGCGTCTACGCCTACTAGTTTATAACCTCTTGGGACTGACCAGACAGCCCGACACTCCTTGCCGTAGGGTGAACTGATGCTGGGTACTTGCGCGAGATTGGGGTCGCGGTGCGACATTCTGCCGGTAATTGTACCATTTGAGATTACTGAACCGTGTACTCTGTCGCGCCTCAGAAACGATAACCAAGATTGTACCTGAGCTATACGCTTTTGTAGCATAAGATATCTAGCAATGATGGCCGCTTCTGGAATATCTTTTACCTTGGATAAAATTGTTTCATCAATCTTGGGCTGTCCCGTGGGCGTAAACTCTTGCGGCTCCCATCCAAACTCCTGTAAGTATTGTCCTATCTGCTGTCGTGAGCCAAGGTTAAAAGGTTCTTCAGTAATTCGAGTAACCACGTTGGCCCCCTTGGTCATGGCGTCGTACTCTTCGCTGGTAAGCCTCGCCTGTTTACCCTCCTTATCGATACCTAATTTCTTTAGCACACCCTGTTCCGTATGCTGTGCCTTAAGGGGTCGCTCGATTACTTTTGGTTTAAAAGTTTTATGCACTTCTTCTTCAGCTTTAATTAGTTCTTCTTTAAAATAAGTTAGCAGGTCCTGAGCCGCCTCCTGATTCATGAAGAAACCAAAATCTCTTTGGTTACAAGTTATCTTGTAGGTTTCAGTTTCAAGATTAACACTCTCTGAAGTAAACCCTTTGCTCTCACTTTTTAAAGCCTGATAAACTTTATAATTTAAAAGTACATCCTGCGCACAATATTTCATCATGTCATCGGAGTATCTAGTGTAGTTATCAAACTCCATCTTAGGAAAGTTTAGAGTGTCGCCCCAAGCTTTAAGGCCATGCGATGCTCGAATGGGATTAAACAATCGAGAAAGAACCAGAGTATCTATAATCTTTTTACTCATCAGGTTCACGCCATGCAGCCGCTTAATCTCTGGTATATCAAACCCAATTATATTATGACCAATTAGTTTGTCTGCGCTTTCCAGAAGTTGAACACCCTCTTCGATTTTACTTGGCGGAAAGTTAAACTGCTCCTCCGTTTCGGTATTTAATACAGACATACAATATATTTTTGTAGACTGTAGACCGTCGGTTTCAATATCAAAGACTAACGATTTCATATGAGAACCTCTTCATCATCGTCAGTAATAAAAGTTTCGGACAGCCTCCCTGTATCTTTATTGTATACAAGATGCGTGGCCATGCCAACGTCCCCCGTGTATCTGGATTTTAAAACTCTCATGTGCGTGGTGTTCGCCTCTCGTGGGTCGTCCGATTGTTGGTCACGCTCTAAGGCTATCACACAATCAGACAACTGTGCAATACTTTGCGACCCCCGAAGGTGTGAGAGACTGACAGAGATACCGTTCTCGTGGCCTCTGTTACCCTCTACTCGACGTAGATGACTTACGAGTATTAAACCTACGCCTGTCTCCTCAACGATGCTACGAAGCTTTGTCATAATGTTATCAATAGCTCTGCGTTCATCGCCCTCGACCATTGCACTAACAAGCATATGCAGATGGTCCACAACTACCCACTTGCACTCACATCCTACAATCAGAAACCGAAGCTTACTAAATATTTCTTCAATGTCGGTGATTCCAAAGTGACTATGAATCCACACTCGGTCTTTATTGTTGCCGCCATAAACTTTATCAAAAATAGTATTTAGTTGTTCTTCGCCGTAAGTCTCTCGCACTTGGTCAATATAAAGCCTAGCGTTAGCCTCGATTGAAAGTATACCATCAACGGTGCGCCGCCAATCTTCTTCGAGTGCAATGATACCTACGTTATCTTTTGTGTGAGTGATTAGCCAATGCTCTATCTCTCGTGTCACAGAGGACTTACCTAAGCC